CATTAAAATGATAACCTAAATTGCTATACAATTTGAAAATCCGTTTTAGTCCTTCAATCTTGAGAGTAGCACCAGAACGGTTATCATTTTCATTACGGCTAACTATATGGTCAGGTGTACCTAGTCTGCTATAAATAAATGCACGATCAGGGTTCCGCAAAATGCGGGCAGTAGCAATAACAACAATACAGTAGGGATCATCGAGATCGTTTTTATATTGTTCTGCAAGTGGTAACAGTGAATCCTCCAGTGCGCGATATTCATTAGCACGCCAGTAGTCGAGGTCAATGCGCTCAATACCGTTATCAACAATGGTACGATACCTGTGCATACTGCAAACGATTGTGCCATCCATGTCATAGATTGCTATCCTTTTCATAACCTATATCCTTATAAAGTCTAGAATGTTGTAAGGTTTAACTTGTCTGCCCTTGCCCTATCGGCCCTATCCGAGGGTAGGCGGGGTTACTAGCCGCCTAGAGTCATGCCCTACAACAGAAACAAGTATACCTGAATTTTTGAGGTCAAATGTCGTCCAAGCGACAATTGCCTACCATCCATACCTTACAGCCTGCCACACATCAGCCGACCAGTGGTCGACCCTACCCGATGAACGGCGGCCCTGGGGCTTGACACGGCTGCAAATTATATGCTATAATTTGGCGCGTCAGCGCTCTAAGTTCTATAACCTAGAGCAGTGTTTCACGTGAAACTGTATCGTGCTAAAAACCATAGCATGCCCATAACGTACAACCACAGCATCATCATAATAATGTTTCTATAATTCATATCGTTATAGTAGGGGCTTGCGCCCCTACCCCTTGCTAGTCGGCAGATTGCCTGATAAAATCGCTGATTGCACGCAGTGCGCTCTTGTTAGCTTTCGTTAACGATTCTATATCGTTCTCTGAGAGCTTGAGAGCTGCGCCGATAAAATCAGCGTGAACGTCTTTTTTGATGGGGCTTTCGCCGTTCTTGGTTCTATATTCTTTAGCGACGTAAACCTTTTCACGGCTGAGCTTTGCTACAATTGAGCGAACAGTCTTGCCCATTGCTTGTGCAATTTGCTCAACGCTAACACCGGCCTGATAGTCGGCCACAATCTGAGCAGTTTGCTCAGGGCTATAATTAGGGGCTTTGGCTGTTGCCATTTCAGCTACTCCTGTTGTGTTGAAAGAAACTCTAGTATAGGCTAGTTGTAGTGCTAAGTCAAGTAAAAAATCTTACCGCTCGTCGGCCAGTAACTACCATTGGTCGGCTTAACACAGTTATAAACTTTACTACAAGTTTTGTGCTAAGTTATAGAACTTATACCGACCAGGGGCGGTTGTTAGACTTTATATAACTTATAGCGGTGGGGCCCTCGCTTACGGCCTATCATTAAAAATTTTTCGAAAAGACCAAGGTGCCAAATCCGACCCTAAACCGTACCAACAGCCACAACAGCCACAACAGCCACAACAGCCACAACAGCCCACTGCCCAAAAAATTTTCAACTTGCCTAACAACTACCACCCATGATATACTCCAATAAACTGGAGAAACCAATGACTACACACCTACCAGCCGAAACCCTACAAATCTCACCAGAAGCACTGGAAGTAGCCAACTGCTATCTTCAGCTTAATGATGCTAAAAGGGTAGCCCATGAACTAAGCCTACATCCAGACCAAGTCACACAAATCTTAGGTCGCCGCGAGGTCAAGCAGTATATTGACCAAGTATTCTTTGACATGGGCTACAACAACCGATTTTTAATGCGTCAGGCAATGGATGCACTAATCAAGCAAAAGTTTTCTGAGTTGGAGGAAGCTGGTGTTGGATCTAGCAAAGATATTGCAGACTTATTACACCTGTCGCATAAAATGTCAATGGATCTCCTAGACAAGCAATTGCAGCTGGAAAAGCTGCGCACACAAGCTCCAGGCCCACAAAAGCAGGTGAACGTGCAAATCAATGATGATGGCAGCAAGTATTCGCAGCTTATACATAAACTTGTGAGTGGAGACGGCATATGAGTGCCCTATGGTTCACCCTAAACTGTATCGGCCTTAGCATCTTAATAACAATAGCACTAGCGGAACTCATCCATGCTCGTAGTAAGCAGAAATAACGTAGAAACAGAGTACATTAAGGAGTTTGATCCTACCAAGCGATTTATCAAACTGCCTATCGACAACTACTTACGACTCTTAAATCTATACGATACCATCAACAGGCCCCAAATCGCACTAATCAATAGTGTTAATGATCCACAGTATAGGTTTATCTGTGCTGCACTTGCCAGACGATTGGGCAAAACATACATAGCCAATGTTATAGGTCAGCTGGTTACACTAGTACCCAACAGTAATGTACTTATCATTAGCCCTAACTATAATTTGAGTGCAATCAGTTTTGAGCTGCAGCGTAGGTTAATCAAGCATTTTG